TACTTTATGAAAGAATTATATAACATCTTTTGTTTAATGTGTGTTGGCTTTACTCTTAGCTATTTCATGGCTTTATCTTTTGGCTTAGATACTAATTTAACTTGGGGGGTTTAATCATGGCTTATTTCTTCACTTGTAAAGTTTGCGACCATAAAGAAACCTTTACTGATACTTTCGAGATCCCGTTGGTAGCTTTGGAGGGTTCACTTGCAGATTATGAAAGCGTTATTTGTAATAGTTGCATTACACATAAAACAAGGCTAAAAGGTAATTATATTATAATCAATAGGAGAACAAATTAATGACTATACAATATTATGAGAGATCACATATAAACCAAGAAGATAGATCAGTTCAAGACAAGGTTTATTGTGCAATGGTAAAGAACTTTACTAGTTCAAGATCAGGTAAAGCAATTGCTAATCAGTTTGTTATTACTATTGAGAATGGTGATACAATCTTTCAGAGTTATGAAAGTATTATTGCAATCAAGACGTTTTGTGGAAAGGTTCTAGTTGATTGCGATAGATGGGATTATTCAAATACAACGTCAAGATATAGAAAAGTATTTCTTGGCGAAAATACAAAAGAGACTAAAGAGAAGATAGACAATGGGACTTATTTATTAACAGACTTAAACGGGTGTATGTCAAAATATAGATAACCTTCAGTCAATAAAAGATCATTCAAAGCCTCTTAGATTAGTTTCTAGGGGGCTTTTTTGTGTGTTGGTACAAATAATACTCAAACCTTTGGTATTGCTCAGGTTCAAGCCATTTGGTTGTTTGGGTTATTGCTCGCAATGATACGCAAGTTAATCTTTTATTGGGTGTTATTAGTACAACTAACGACTGACAAATTGCTCTACACGGGCGTGCGTGCGAAATACCACGAGTTTATACAGTTGGGTTTTGCTTGGGGTTTAGTGTGTGCTTTTTTGCCTATGGTATTAGTCAATGAGTAGTCTGTGACAAATCACAAAGTGGCAGAAATAGGCTATGCGTGGGCGTACGCAAGGGACACCCCCCTCCCCCCAGTATTTGCTAGCAATGTCGACATATTTTTACTGGAATAGGTTACTTGTACAGACTATTCGCATCCCTTAGGGTGTCCTTGTGGGTGTCCCTATGGGTGTCCCTGTAGTATAGGGGTAATACTGTGTGTATCCCGGCGTGTATACTCCGATTATATCGTTCTTATCGGATTTGTCAACAACTATCTCTGTATAAATTTTTTATTTACTATATAGTTGACATACTTGTACTTAATTAGTATACTTGTGGTATCAAGGCTAGTTTCGGGCAGCAGCAATCACATCAATCAACCGTGCTTTGGCTCAAGCTTAATGTCCTTGACATCTTTCAACAAGAGATAACCTATGTTTGAAGCATTTGTACTGATATGTACGCTAGGACTACCCGAAGTATATGGAAACTGTGAAGAAGTCCATGATACACGGGGTCCTTATGCCACAGAACATAGATGTAAAGTAAGAATAGTAGAGATAGTTCAGCAATTACCTGAATATAGACCCTATTCCTACCCCAAAGGATACCGTTGTGACCAATCTACTGCCACAAACAAACAATTCACGTGATATATCCCCCCAACAAGAGAACTTCCTAACCAATCTGTTTGAGAATGGTGGCAATGTAACCGATGCAGCACTGACTGCAGGCTACTCTAAGGGCAGCGTAACGTGGTTAAAGACCAGTTTAGCTGATGAGATAATCAATCGCACAAAGAACGTACTGTCTATGCACGCTTTTAAGGCTGCTACACGGATAGTAAGCACAATAGACAACCCAGTACCCGAAAGAGGTGACGACCTACGCTTCAGGGCTGCAGAATCGCTGTTAAACAGGGTTGGCTTGGGAAAACAAGAGACAACTAACGTAAACGTGCAGGCAGTTCATGGAATAGTTCTGCTTCCACCGAAGAAAGAGGTAATTATCGATGGCTGATTTAAACACATTCTTTAAGGTTCTTAACTTTGTTAATGCAGCCACTAAAGATACTGACGTACTAGGCACACTCAAAGGACAAGCAAAATCTATATTTGATTCACTATCTCCTGATGATAAACAAACAGCAAAAGAAGAGATGAACAAAAAAAAGAAAGCTTCGGGTGGTAAAGTATACTCAAAAGGTTCAGGCACACGTAAGCCAAGCAATTAATGACTGATGCACCAAAGAGGGGTCGCCCTAAGAAAGACCCTGACGCACCTACATCCTCTTACTTCCTGTCAACTGCAGAGAAAGCAAGACGACAGACGCAGAAGAGATTACGTGATGCAAAGAAACGTGCAGAGAAAACAACAAAGGTAGCAGAGAGTAAAAGAAGATATGCTAGAAAGCTTGAAGAAAAAGTTAACAACGTTGAGAAAGCTCTTAAGGGAGATGCAACCACCATTATCGATACAGGCGAGTTGGCATCACTTCCTCCACCTGTCCAAGAGCTTGTGGGCAATCGTGAAATCGTTTTCCAACCGAATGAAGGACCTCAAGAGGAGTTTCTGTCGTCTAGTGAAAGAGATGTTCTCTATGGAGGTGCTGCTGGTGGGGGAAAATCTTTCGCCTTATTGGCAGATCCACTTCGCTACTGCGTTAATGGTAATCATAGGGGTCTTCTTCTCAGGCGTACTCTTGATGAACTTACTGAATTAATAGATAAGTCACGACAGCTTTATCCAAAGGCGTTTCCCGGAGCTAAGTTCAGGGAGTCAAAGTCAACGTGGCATTTCCCTTCGGGAGCAACGATCTGGTTTACGTACTTAGACAAAGACAAAGATGTGACCCGATTTCAAGGACAGGCTTTCAATTGGATAGGGATAGACGAGATAACACAATACCCGACACCTTATGTGTGGGACTACCTAAGATCAAGATTGAGAAGTACAGACCCCGAACTACAAAAAAGTTTGTATATGAGGTGTACTGCCAATCCGGGTGGAATAGGTGGATGGTGGATTAAGAAGATGTACATCGATATGGGGGAACACAACAAACCGTTTCCTGCATCAGATGTCGAAACAGGCAAACCGTTCTACTGGCCGCAAGGTCACGAAAAGGAAGGTCAACCATTATTCTATCGCAGGTTCATACCTGCACGATTAACGGACAATCCTTACCTTATGGCAGACGGGCAATACGAATCAATGCTTCGTTCATTGCCAGAGATAGAACGGAAGAGATTACTGGATGGGGATTGGGATGTAGCCGATGGCTGTGCCTTCCCAGAGTTTGTGAGGGCTAAACATGTTGTGGAGAGTTTTGAGTTACCAACCAACTGGCCCCGAATACGGGCGGCTGACTATGGCTACGCAAGTCCTTCTTGTGTGCTATGGGGTGCTATTGACTGGGATAATAATATTTGGATTTATCGAGAATTATATGTAAAACAGTTGACAGCAGAGCAATTAGCTGATAGAATACTAGAAGCAGAGCAGCTAGACCCTTTACCTCACTATACCGTACTCGATGCTTCTTGTTGGAACAAGACGGGGTTCGGTCCTTCCATAGCAGAAACAATGATGAGATCAGGAGTCCGTTGGACACCATCTGATCGTAACCGAATACAAGGCAAGATGGAAATACATCGTAGGCTAGCTGATGACCCAAGAACAAATGAACCAAGACTACGAGTGTTTTCGACTTGTAGCAACACTGTCAAGCAGTTGGCAGCAATTCCTCTTTCCAAGACTAACAGCGAAGACGTAGATACAAAAGCTGAAGATCACGCATACGATGCTTTAAGGTATATGCTAATGACAAGGATGACAGGTTATGCTTCGATTCATCAGACGCTTAATGGCATCAAGGCTCAAGTCTTTCAAGTACAAAATGAAACATTTGGATATTAATAAATGGCAGAGTTAGACCCCTTAAAAATTACATTGGCTGAAGCAACCGAACTGTATAGAAAAACAATGGGTAAAACTAAGATAACCCAATTCAATGAATCAAATAAAGTGTTTGGTAAGTACGGAAAAATGCCTTTAGTAGATATATACAAGGGTAATGTTGGCAGTCGTGTACTAGATGAAATGTTAGCTCTGGCTGATACTGCTGGTAAATTTAATAGTCTAGTTGATAATTTAAGACTTGCTACAACACCTGTTAAGAGACTAATAAGTCAAGCTGACTCAAATAATCCTATACTTGGTAAGCTACCTGATGAACAAGCTGCAGCCAGTCAAACAAAAACTATTTTTGGTGAAAGAAAAGTTGCCAAAGCTGGTGCAGATATAGCCATACTGTCAAATAACAAGGCTGGGTGGAAAGAATTTTTTGATCAAATAGATGCTATAGCTGACGATCCAAAGAATCCTAAACAAGCATTAGCTAATGCCTTACGTATAAGTTATTACACTGGACCTAG